ATAGGAGCAACAGCCGATGAGTTGTTGGATTGGCAGAAACCGTTAACGGAACAACAACCAGCAGTACAAGAAAAAATTAAAAATTTAATTGGTGAAGATTTTTTTAACCAAGCTGTTGCTGATGGGCACACCGGCGAAGAAGTTTATAACAGATTTAATGATGCAATGTTAAGGGATGATTTAGCACAGTATGGTTTGGAATTTTTGGAACCTTCACTGTCTACAGAGAAACTTGGCGCAGGAGCTTATCTCAATGAAGCAGGAATCAAGGGCATTGCGTATGGCCCCGGTTCTGTTAAGGTTTTTGATCCCTTAAAATATAAAAAAATAGATCCTGGAGCTCAACTTCCAAAGTCGTTACAAACACCAAAAAAACCAGCTGCTTTGACCGATAAAAGAATTTCAGCGCACACGATGTTAAAAGATGCAATAAGAAAAAAATATGGGGGCTTTGATCCGTCAGAGAAATTTCAAGAGGAATTGTGGTCAGCTTTTCCAGAACCTTATGTACAAAAAAAATACGATAAGTATGGGAATTTTACAATGAGTGAATCTGTGCCTCGTTGGGCGAGATCCAAACAAAGCAAATACGGTGAATATACCGGATGGAGGGATTTAAACGATCTTACTGAGTATTTTTCAGAGGAGGGGGTGAGTTTGTTGGAGCCCCATTACACAAAAGATCAATACGGAAATTTAACTGGGGATTATGCAGAAGTAACACAAGATTTATTGCTAAAAGACGAGCTGATACCAGAACAAGCAGAGGAACTTGCTAAGTGGAACAAGACAGTTGAGGAGCAAGAAAGAACGATTGATTTACTCGAATCAGGTGGTTATACCCCAGAAGGAATGACGGATGAAGAAGTTGATATTGCTTTAAAGAAGATATTGGCAGACCAGGAAACTGTTGAAGTAGAAGTCTTTGATTTTTCAGGTGAAGAGGACCTACCGCCCTTTAATTCAGGTGGCCCCGTAACCAAGCCCCTTTATGCAAACAGAAGGTATCTTTAATGACCACTCTCCGCCTAACCGAAGTTTATAAGGAAAAACCAAGCCTTGAACCGTTAATCAATAAAATAAAAGCCGATGAACCGTGGTTAAAGAACCAGGTGAATTTCATCTGGCTAATTGGCAGTTATGCCAAAGGCACGGCGAGGGAAGATAGTGATGTTGACTTGTTGGTGGTTCAGCACGAAGACAATCTGGAGCCTTGGAAAAGGGAGCTGCGTCACTTTGCACAAATGTTTCCTGGCATTAAATTGCAAACGCACCAGCTGTTAAATGAACAATGGGAAAGAATCAAGCAAAAAAAGTCTTGTTTTTATCAAGGCGTTGTGAACGAAGAAGATCATATCGAGGTTATAGGCAATGACCAGTAAATTAACCGAGAAACAGGAAAGGCTTGCACAAAATTTAGCTTTGGGCATGAGCAAGACGGAAGCAGCCAAGGATGCAGGCTATTCACCAAAAACAGAGGCTAATCAAAACGCAAAGGTTAAAAATCGTATTGAAAAACTGCAAAAAGGGGCAGCCGACCGGGTGATGCTGAGTTTGTCCAGGCATTTGCTTGATTTGATGGAAATCAGGGATAAAGCCCTGTCCAAAAGTTCTTTTTCTGCAGCTGTGGCAGCTGAAGTTGCCCGTGGCAAAGCTGCTGGATTGTACGTCTTGAAATCAGAATTGACTATTAACAAGATTGAAAGCATGAGCAAGGATGAGATTATTGAACGCCTGAATCACTTATACCAGGCAACAGGGGGAGCGTTGCCTAACAGTAAAATTATTGATTTGAAATTGAACCATGAGCCAAAAGCTAACGGAAGTTCCTGAAGATACGCTAAAAGAATATTATGAACTCAGTGAGCGTTACAAGGAAATCTCTGAGATTGAACAGGCACAGACTGATTTTCTGAGTTTTGTCAAAACTCAATGGCCCTCGTTCATTGAAGGACATCACCATCAGATTGTGGCAAAGGCATTTAATCGGATAGCCGAAGGCACCTTAAAACGTCTCATCATCAACATGCCTCCCAGACACACCAAGAGTGAGTTTGCCAGTTTCTTGTTGCCTGCTTATTTGATCGGGCGCAATCCTACTTTGAAGATTATTCAGGCAACACATACTGCAGACTTGGCTGTACGTTTTGGCCGCAAGGTTCGGGATTTACTGCAAACTGAAGGCTATACGCGTATTTTTCCTGAAACCACATTGCATCCCGATTCCAAAGCGGCAGGGAAATGGGAAACCCTGTCAGAAAAAGATCCGGCAATGCGGGGTGAGTATTATGCGGTCGGTACCGGGGGCGCTATCGCCGGACGGGGAGCTGATCTTTTTATCATTGACGATCCGCATTCAGAGCAGGATGCCATGTCCAAGGTAGCTTTGGACGATGCGTATGAGTGGTACACGTCTGGACCGCGCCAGCGATTGCAGCCTGGAGGAGCGATTGTCGTGGTTATGACCCGATGGTCGATGAAAGATTTGACTGGGCACTTACTCAAGGATATGTCCAGGAGCAAGCAGAACGATCAGTGGGAGTTGATCGAATTGCCAGCCATTTTGCCAAGCGGCGATGCGGTATGGCCTGAATACTGGAAAGCTGAAGAATTGGAAGCGATCAAGGCAGCACTCGGTAATGGACCCAAATGGTTTGCCCAATACATGCAGAACCCCACAGCCGAGGAAGGAGCACTGATCAAACGGGAATGGTGGCAGGAATGGCCAACCAAGACTCCCCCTGAATGTGAATACATTATTCAAAGTTACGATACTGCCTTCTTGCGCACAGAAACCGCTGACTATTCTGCTATAACAACGTGGGGAGTTTTTTACCCACACGGTAGAATAGGTGAGAACTTTTATTCAGGGGACGTAGCGCATTTGATTTTACTGGATTCGGTCAAGTCCCGTTGGGAGTTTCCCGAACTCAAACAAAAAGCATTGGAACTCTACGAGCATTGGGAACCCGACACCGTTATTATTGAGTCCAAGGGAAGTGGAACGCCGTTAACCCAGGAGCTGCGGAAAATTGGTATACCCGTGCAAAATTTTACGCCCAGTAAAGGCTCTGACAAAGTAGCCAGGGTGAATGCGTGTACGCCACTTTTTGAATCGGGGATGATCTGGAAACCTGATGAATTCTGGGCTACAGAAGTAGTTGAGGAATGCGTCTCTTTTCCCAATGGCGATTACGATGACTTGGTGGATTCCACCTCACAGGCCATTTTACGCTTTCGCCAGGGCGGTTTTGTTTCTTTGCCTTCAGACTATGAAGATGTTTTTGAGGGTCATCGCCATAAGCAAAGGGTTTATTACTAAAATGCCAGTATTAACCGTAGGCATGGCTACTTATGACGATTATGATGGAGTGTATTTTTCGGTACAGGCACTGCGCATGTACCATCCAGAAGTCATGGATCAGATTGAAATATTGGTGGTCGACAATAAACCGGACAGTCCACACGGGGAGGAAGTAAAAAGGTTTATTGAGTCTTACGTTGAGAACGGTAGATATGTGCCGTTCACCGAATGGGAAAGTTCTTTTGTAAAAGGCAAAGTATTTGAACATGCACAGGGCGAATATGTTCTTTGCATTGATTGCCATGTGTTATTGGTCCCTGGTGCTTTGGCAAAGTTGATTTCCTATTACAACACTTTCCCCAATACAAGAGACCTCCTTCAAGGCCCTTTGGTGCATGACGATTTGCAAAACTTCTATACACATTTTGAACCCAAATGGCAAGAACAGATGTTTGGTACATGGGCCACGGCGCAACCGTCTTTGGACAAAGGCGATCCTTTTGAGATACCGATGCAGGGATGTGGTTTATTTTCCTGTAAAAAAGAACATTGGGTCGGCTTTAATCCTGCCTTCCGGGGGTTTGGTGGCGAGGAGTGGTACTTGCAGGAAAAAGTCAGGAAACAGGGAGGCAAAGTTTTGTGTATGCCGTTTTTAAAATGGTTGCACAGGTTTGGCCGACCGGACAAGCCAAAATACCCTTTGGACATGTATGCCCGGATCAGAAACTTTATTATAGGATGGACGGAAATTTATGAAAACAAAGAGCATGAAGCCGTGCAATCAATCGTAAATCATTTTATAGAACAAGGATATGAAGAAGAAAAAATAAGGAGCTATCTGGAATAATAGTTTACTATTAATTTATTTATAGCTAGAGTAATAATCTATGCCCATCGACAAACAACTGCCCATGTCAAATGGCGATGCCCAAGCAAGTCCTTTTGAAGGACCCATTGAAATAGAGCTTGAACTTCCTGAAGGTGCTGAAACATTTGATGAAATGCCCATGGAAGGGCAACAACCGCCTGATTTTAACGAAAATTTAGCGGATTTTTTAGAAGAAGATGTTCTCCAGGCTCTTGGCAGTGAGTTAACGAGCCTTTATGAGGAAGACAAAGAATCTCGCAAGGATTGGTACGAGGCTTTTAGTAAAGGACTTGATTTATTGGGAATTAACCAGGAAGAACGGACACAGCCGTTTCAAGGGGCAAGTGGAGTCAATCATCCCCTTTTAGCAGAAGCAGTAACCCAGTTTCAGGCACAAGCCTATAAGGAACTTCTGCCAGCAGGAGGACCCGTCCAGGTTCAAGTTGTAGGGACACATAATCCAGAAATTGTGGCTCAATCTACTAGGGTAAAAGAATTCATGAATTATCAGATTAGTCATGTAATGGAAGAGTACGATCCTGAAATGGATTCGTTATTGTTTTATCTGCCTTTATCTGGAAGTGCTTTTAAAAAAGTTTATTTTGATACCACCTTGGGTCGTGCTGTTAGTGAGTTTGTTAAAGCGGAAGATTTAGTGGTTAGCTACACAACTACGGATCTTTCAACTTCGCCGCGTGTTACCCATGTCATGACCATGACTAAAAATGATCTGCTTAAAATGCAACTAAACGGTACATACAGTGAGATTGAGTTGGTACAACCTGGAGTTGTGGTTCCAAATGAAGTTCAGGAAAAAATGGAAAAACTTGAAGGGCTGCAGCCAAGTTATGCAGAAAACAATGAGCTATACACTATTTTGGAAATGCACGTTGATCTTAATTTAACAGAGATTGAAGATCATGGCTTTGCGTGTCCTTATATTGTGACCATTTGTGAAGACATGAACCAAGTTTTGGCAATTCGCCGTAACTGGAAAGAAGGGGATCAACTTTACAAGAAACTTGATTATTTTGTGCAATATAAATTCTTGCCAGGGCTCGGTTTTTATGGTTTTGGCTTAATCCACATGATTGGTGGACTAACCAAGTCTGTTACTTCTATTTTACGTCAATTGATTGATGCTGGAACTTTAGCTAATTTACCTGCGGGCTTTAAAGCTCGTGGAATGCGTATCCAGGGTGAAGATGAGCCTTTACAGCCTGGGGAATTCAGAGATGTTGATATAGCAGGGGCTACAATCAAGGATTCTTTGCTGCCTTTACCCTATAAAGAACCTTCTGCTGTTTTAGTACAGCTTTTAGGTCTTTTAGTTGATTCTGGTAGACGTTTTGCATCCATTGCAGATATGCAAGTTGGCGATATTGGCAGTCAGCAATTACCTGTAGGAACTACCATAGCGATGTTGGAACGGGGAACTAAAGTAATGTCGGCTATACATAAAAGACTGCATTTTGCTCAGAAAAAAGAATTTAGATTGTTGACTCGTGTTTATGCCACTTATCTACCACCAGAATATCCTTACATGACAGATCAGGGGGAACAAGTGGTCATGGCCCAGGATTTTGATGAGCGTATTGATGTGCTGCCCATCAGTGATCCAAATATATTCTCCATGGCACAACGAGTCTTGATTGCTCAACAACAATTGCAAATGGCTCAAGCAGCCCCTGAAATACATAACTTGCAGGAGGCTTATCGCCGAATGTATGAGGCGTTAGAGATTAAAAATCCACAAAGTTTATTTAAACAGGAACCGCAAGTTCCTCCCAGGGATCCAATAAGCGAAGAACAGGCCGCGATGATGGGGCAGCCAATTAAAGCATTTGAATGGCAAGACCATGAAGCCTATATTGCAGCGCATTCCTCTTTTATTCAAAACCCGATGGCTAAAGAAAACCCGATGGTAGTGCAAATGATCAGTTCAAACATCCAGGAACATCAATCTATGTTGTATAGAATACAGATTGAGGAAGCAATGGGCCAACCGTTGCCGCCTTTAGAGGAACTCCAACAAATGCCTCCAGAGCAGAGCCAGCAAATTATGAATCAAATTGCACAATTGGCAACTCAAGCCACAGCAGAAGTCACAGGACGTGCAGAAGCGCTTGCCAAAGCAGAAGAATTGCAACGAATTGATCCAATTATTGAGCTGCAAAAAGCAGAAATTAGGCAAAAAGCAGTGGCATCAGAGCAAAAACGGGAAGTTGAGAAAGAAAAAATTGAGTCCCAAGAGGCAATTGCTGAAATGAAGATTGCTGCAGAACGAGAAAAGAACGTCCAGTCTTCGATTTTAGAGGCAGACAGGACTTACGCAGATATTTTAAACACTGTCCGAGAAGCGGACGAAAAAACTAGAACCGAATAGGAGGAAAAAATGGCTAAAAAGTCTAAATCTAAGGTATATCCTGGACCACAACCTAACCCTGTTAAAGGTATGGGCAAACCAGCTGGAACTGGAGAGATAGTCTCAGTTAAAGGTAAGGCTAA